ATGAACGATATCAAGCGTCCAATGATAAACGACGCACTTCGCTTGTTGCGCCTATATCTCGGATTGTCGCAAAAACAGATTGCGGTCGAACTTGACCTTTCTCAATCTATGATTTCCGAGATTGAAAACGGAACAAAGACTGTTTCGATGGATGTCTTAGACAAGTATAGTGTGAAATTTAATGTCCGCATGTCGCAGCTTTTGTTTTTTGCTGAAGAGTTGGATGGTGAACCTCTGAAAATGAGAGGCAAGCTCATCATTGCTAATCGGGTGCTCAAGTTACTAGAAAGGCTTTCGCCGCGGGAAATCGCCGATGCCTCGTAGCGCCAAGCTGAAGCGCGTTGAACGGTATGAGCTTGAGCGGTCACCACTTGCGCAAAAGCCCACGCAACGCGAGATCGCTGTCTTGCTGAGCGAAACAAGGGACGACCTGCGGCGGCTTGTAAACTACAAGAATGAGTTCATCGTTCGTCGGCAAATCACCACGGGGAAGAAGGGAAAAGTCCGCGATCTGGCCTATCCTGTTTCGAGGCTCCGGGCGGCGCACGAACGTCTGAAATTTCATCTAAATAAAGTGAAACAGCCGAGCTATCTTTTCAGCCCTCGTACTAAAAGGGGGCAGCGCGACAATGCAGCACTCCATCTGGATCAAGACCAGTATCTGACTCTCGACTTGAAGCAGTTTTATCCATCGACAAGCGAAGACATGGTGCGGCGTTGGTTTCGCGATGAGCTCGGTATGTATGATGATGTGGCAGGTTTGCTAACACATCTTTGTACGATCGACGGCAAAGTTTCATTCGGCTCACCTTTGACTCCCGTACTGTGCACCTTAGTGCATCGTCGGATGTTTGATCAGATTGCCGATATATGTGACGCTCGTGGACTTCGATATTCAGTTTGGGTGGACGACCTCACCATCTCGGGGCGCTTCGTTCCAGGGGAGGTTTTGAGGCGGATACGGGCTGTCGTGTGTGCGGCAGGATTGAAATCGCACAGCATAAGGTACCGCAGTGGGAACCGCCCGGTTTTCATAACAGGTATCGGAGTTGTTGGTTCGAGGCTCGTTGCTCCCAACTCCCTCAATCTGAAGATCAGGGAATGCTGGGCTGAATATCATGACGCGGAAACTGATTATGAGCAGGATTTTCTGACCCAGCGTCTCCTGACTTACCTTGGTACCGTAAGGCAAATTGCTGGTGCGAAATCAGAGGTCGGTCGTAAAGTCGCTGACGAAATGAACTCCCTCCGGCAAAAGCGGAACAGAAGATATTTAGCTGCGGAGGAGCACCGTCGCCTCAGGCGCGAGGAACAGTCGAAAGTGGTCACCACGGAGATAGGTGCCGCGCCATTCTAGCCTTTGAAAGCACACGCGCTAAGGTTCGCTACGGTGATTTGGTCATCTGATCGTTTGCTTTACTAGAAGCGGTACCGACGGCGCGGGCATGATGATGGTTGAGCCAAGTTCGCATATCGGCGATCAGCAGTGTTGACTGCTTCTTATCGAGAACAGACAGCCTTGCACACGGTATCGCTTACGTCAGTCCAGTTTGTGAGGCGGAGATACTGCTCACAGCTTGAACCCCAGACCGCTCACGCGCAAGCTTGCCGGTTGGTTGAAGCTGAAGCGTCTGATACCCACAGTCAATCCACCGCGTAGCGAAGCATCATGACGAAACCGCCGAGCAGGCGCACGACGATGTCCTCGGCCTCGATCGGGATCGGGCGCATGTCGACGGCGAGGTCGGCGGTGTGCATCATCAGGAAGGGCGGCTTGTAGATGCGCAGGACGGTTGCGAGATTGCCGTCGCCTTTGCGTATCTCGGCGACGACCGGCTCGCCGTCGCGCGGTTTCTTCGTCGCGCTGAATTCCAGGATATCGCCGGGCAGATAGCCGGCCAGTTCGATGGCGCGGCTCATCACCCGCCAGCGCGAGCGGCCGGCCTGTGGCCGTGCCCCGAAAGCGAGGGTGGTGCCGCCATAGGGCGCGACATCGCTGCCGTCGCCGCGCGCCGGGGCGGCATCCACCCGCGCCTGTTCCGGTAGCCAGTCCATCGGTTCGGCGCAGCTATCGGCGATGCGGCGCAGATAGTCGAGGTTCGGCTTCAATGTGGTGCCGTTCAGGTAATTCTTCAGTGTCTGCAGCGGGATCTCGGCCAGCCGGGCAATGGCCGACGGGCCGCCATGGCTGCCGACCACGCGCTTCAGCCAGCGCCGCCACGGCTCGTCGCCTCTCGGCCATTCGGACTGGTGATTGTTGTTTTCTTGGTTATCCACCGGCGCTATGGTCCAATTCTGTTGACTTTAGTCCATTTCTGGACCATCTGGAAAACCAGAAACTGCTCTCGACCGGTTCGGCGGCGGGCCGCCCGGTCACTTCAGGGTAGAGCCGTGCACAAGGGCAAGCACACGACCCGATACGACCGACACGCGATCCTGGCGGAGATCAAGCGCCGGCATGGCACTTTAAGCGCCTTCGCCCGGCATACGCCCGTCTCCGCCTCGGAAATCTCGGCCGCGCTCGGCTCATCCTACCCGAAGGCGGAGAACGCGATCGCGGCGGCGCTCGGCATACCGGTGCAGACCCTATGGCCCGACCGCTATTGGCCGAACGGCAGGCGGCGTCTTTTCCCTAGCACCGCGCCGGTAAAGGAAGCGAGTCAAAAGGCTCGAAGTGGTACGGACCAGGAGGGGGTTCGATGATGCGACGGCGGTCCGAAAATCGCGACGAAACCGACAGAAACCGCATCTTCGGTGCGCCGGAACCGGCGCCGCGGCGCAACTGGCCGATCGTGCTTATCGCTTTGGTGCTGATCGCCTCCAACATCGTCGCCGCCGTGCTTTCCATCGACCTCATGATGGGCGGCTCGACGCTTGCCCATATCGTCGCCGGCGCTGTCGGGCTGATCTGCCTGTCGCTGGCCATCTGGCTGATGAGGAAAGCGCTTTGACCGCCTTCCAATCCGTGACCGTTTGCCCCCCATCGGTCACGGTCGGTGCGCCCGCCGCTCCACCCCCAGGCGGCGGGCGCATTTTTTCGACTAGGCAAGCTGCTGGGGAGGGGCGCTGATGCCGGGCGCGCGGGCGACGTTCAGGCGCATCGCGGTCGCGCTGATCGACGTGCCGGAAGGCCGGTTGTCGGCAGCGCGCGCCGCCCGCGTCGAAACCATTGCCAAGACATCGCGCGCCATCGGCCTCTTGCAACCGGTCAATGTCGAGGCCGGCGAGGATGGTCGTTTCCGGCTGATCGCTGGTGCCAAGCGCCTGGCGGCACTGATAAAGGCCGGCGAGGCAGAGATCGATGCCCGCGTCATCGCAGCCGGAACGCTGGACGAGGCTGGCCGGCGGCTGATCGAGATCGTCGAGAACCTCGACCGGCAGGACCTGACCAAATTGGAGAGGGCCGAACATCTGGTGGCGCTGAAATCGGCGCATGAGGTGCGGTTCCCAGACACAAAACGGGGCGGACGGCGCGGCAACCAGCACAGCGGCGGCGTCGTCCGGCAAAGCGAAATCTTTGCGTTCAGCCAGGAGGCCGCCGAAATGACCGGCCTGTCGCGCCGCGCCATCGAGGTGGCCGTGCAGATCGTCTCGGCGCTTTGCGAAGACAGCAAGGTCCGCCTGCGCGGCAGCTGGCTGGAAGACCACCAGGCCGGCCTGAAGCTTTTGTCGGAACAGAAGCCGGCAGTGCAGGGGCGTATCCTCGACATTTTGTTCGCCTCGCCGCCGGAGGCTGCCAGCGTCGCCGATGCGCTTGCCTTGGTCGAAGGGCGGCGCCTTTTGTCCACGGCCGAAAAACTGTTCGCCTCGACGCTCGGAAACTGGTCGCGGCTGTCGGAACGCCAGCGCGCATCCTTCCTCGACACGCATGAGGCGGCGATCAGGGCGCACGCCAGGGCGCGCGGATGGTTTCGATGAAGGCTCGCGACCGCCTCACCGCCGACTTGTTCGATTGGCAGCCGCCCAAGGTGGCGGTGGGGTTCGAAGCAGACCTTTCCGGCAACCGGCTGGGCTCACGCATCAGCCGCGCCGTTTCCCTGGCGCTGAAGGAATGCGGCAAGAGCCGCGTCGAAGTGGCCGAGGCGATGAGTATGGAACTCGGCTACCCGGTCAGCGCCGATATGCTCGACGCCTATGCTTCCGAAGCCAAGGAAGGCCACCGCATCACGCTGGAGCGTTTCGTGGCGCTGGTCACCGCCACCGGTTGCCTCGACCTGCTCGGTTTCGTCGCCGGCCTGTTCGACCACGTCGTGGTGCCCAGCCGTTACCAGTCGCTGATCGAGCTGCATCTGATCGAGGAGCATGAAAAGGACCTCGCCAGGATGAAGCAGACGGTCGAGGCGAAGTGGAGGGCCGGCCGATGAAGGTCTGGTTCACCGCCGCCGAATTCGCAGCCCTTGCCGCAGCCGGCGAACTGCCGGGCCTGCCGACGACCAAACGCGGCATGAACATGCTGATCGCACGCGAGGGCTGGGACCGGCACGCCAGCCTGTGCCGCCGGCGCGAGGGCCGCGAGGGTGGCGGCGGCACCGAATTCCATCTCGACCTGTTGCCGCTGTCGGCCAGGCTTGCCCATGCCGGGCGCCATTGCCGCATCGAACAGGACGATGTGCGGCCGGTCCTGACCGATGGCGATGCCTTGACCATGCGGGCGCGCGGCGAACGCGACGCCCGGCTAGCGCTCACTGCCGTGGCCGACCGGTTCCGCCGCGAGCAGGGGCTTTCGCAAGCCGCCGCCGACGAATTGGTGGCGAACCTGTTCAACAGCCGTTCAATCGCGCTTCCCGCCTGGGTGCAGACGCAGGTCAAACGCGCCAGCGGCCGTTCGTTGGCACGCTGGCGCTCCGCCCGCGACGCCGGCCAGGCCGACCGGCTCGGCCACGATCCGGCGGTTGCGCGCAAGGGGTCGAGCCAGCTCGACCGGGCGCTGGGCGGACAGGTGCGCAGCGTACTCCTGGCGGCGATCGCCAAGATGCCGTTCCTGTCGGCCGGCCGAGCGCTGGAGCTGATCCGCGACCGTTTCGGCGAGACCTTCGAGACGCCGGCGCTGAGGACGCTGCAGCGCCAGCTCGCCATCTGGCGCCAGGACTACAGCCACGAGCTGATGCTGCTCACCGATCCCGACGGGTTCCGCAGCCGCATCGAATATGCGGCGGTGGGCGCGACCAGGGCCGAGCGGCTGAACCAGCTTTGGCAGATCGACGCCTCGCCGGCCGACATCATGCTGAAAGAAGGCCGCCATTCGATCTATCTGGCGATCGACGTTTTTTCCCGCCGCATCAAGGTCTTGGCGACACCGACGCCACGCGCCGCCGGCGTCGGCCTTTTGATGCGCAAATGCCTGCTCGCCTGGGGCGTGCCGGAAAAGATCAAGACCGACAACGGCTCGGATTTCACCGCGCAGGCGACGGAGCGGCTTTTCGCGCTGCTCGGCATCGAGACGGAACTGTCGCCGCCTTACCAGCCACGCTCGAAAGGCATGGTCGAACGCGCCATCGGCACCTTCCAGCGCGATCTCGCCGGCCTGCCGGGTTTCGTCGGCCATTCGGTCGCCGACCGCAAGAAGCTCGAAGGCCGCAAGGCGTTCGCGCAACGTCTCGGCGCCGATCCATCTGAACTGTTCGGCGTCGACATGGACATCGTCGAGTTCCAGACCTGGTGCGACGACTGGGCGGACACAATCTATGCCTCGACGCCGCATGAAGGGCTCGGCCGGCGCACTCCGTTCCAGGCCGCGGCGAGTTTTTCCGGGCCGATCCGGCGCATCGACAATCTTGCGGCGCTCGACATCCTGCTTGCGCCGGTTGCCGGCAAGGACGGTTTGCGCACCGTCGCCAAGACCGGTATCCGCATCGACGGCGCGCATTATTTGTCCGGGTCGGTCATGCCTGGCCGCACGGTGTTCTGCCGCATGGACCCGGCCGACATGGGTCGCATCCTTTTGTTCGAACCGGACGGCACCAGCTTCCTCGGCGAGGCGGTCTGCCCGGAACTCGCCGGCCTCGATCCCGTCGCCACCATCGCCCGCGTCAAGGCGGCGCAAAAGGCGCATCTCGACGACCGCATCAAGGACATCCGCCAGGAGATGCGCCGCATCGGTCCGCGCGCCGTGGTCGACGCCATGCGCCGCTCCGGCGAGAAACGGGCGGGTAATCTCGTGACCTTCCCGCGGCCGTCACAGGCGCATGTCACGCCGGCGCTCGATGCCGCGGCGCGGGCGACGGCACGCAACGAACCCGCCGCGCTCTCCGAAGAGGCCGCCAGTGTGCATGCGCGGCTTCTGGCCGATGCCGGTCCGGCAGTCGTCGCCTTGCCGGAAACGCGCGAGCAGCGCTTTCGGCGCGCGCTCGATATCGAGGAGCGCGTTGGTCGCGGCGAGCCGGCGCGGCAGCAGGAGCTGGTCTGGCTCGGCGGTTACCGCCAGGGCTCCGAATACCGGGCCATGCGGCAGATGCTGGATGAATTCGGTCGCGCCGCGCTCAGTCTTTAGCCGGCCAGTTGTCTTGCGTGCGGGTTGTTGGCGTCGGGCCGCGAATGCGGCGGATCGGCTTTCGAGGGGTGGTGTGGAATGAACGGATATTCTGTTTCGCATGCGGTCAGGCCGGGATCGGTGGCGCCGCTCAAGAATGTCGCCTCGTGCCTGGCGCTGGTCGACACGCTGGTGCACCGGGCGCCGCATCTGCCCAATATCGGCGTCTTTTCCGGCTTCTCCGGCTACGGCAAGTCGATGGCGGCGCAATATTGCTGGAACCGCACCGGCGCGCTGTTCGTCGAGGTGTTCGATTTCTGGACCCGCAAGAAGTTCTGTCAGGCGCTGCTGGCCGAACTTGGCGTGGCGCGGCCGCGCGGCACCATCGGCGACATGATGGACGAGATCATCGCCCGCCTTGGCGACGATCCGGCGCGGCCCGTCATCATCGACGAGGCCGACAAGCTGGTCGACAAGGGCATGATCGAACTGGTGCGCGACATCAACAAGGCGGCACAAGTGCCTGTTTTGCTTGTCGGCGAGGAATTGCTACCGCAGAAGCTGGAGCAATATGAACGCGTGCACAACCGCGTGCTGGAATGGGTTCTGGCGCAACCCTGCGACCTCGCCGATGCGCGCGCGCTGGCCGATTTCCTCTATCCGCGGCTCGGCATCAGCGACGAACTGCTCGACCTGATCCGCGACCAGACCGGCGGCAAGGCACGCAAGATCGCCACGACATTGAACGCCGCCGCCTCCTTCGCGCTGACCGCCGGCGTCGGCGAACTCACCATTGCCAATTATCGTGGCCGCGTCTTCACCGGCGAGACGCCGAAACGCTTTTCGGCGCGGAGGGCCGCCTGATGCCGCCCGCCCTCAAACTGACGGTGGCCAAGGCCGAACCGCTCTATCGCGGCCGCGACCATTTCTGGCGGGTGATCCGGGCGCTTGGCGCTGACGGACGCTGTTTCACCGCCGCCGAAGTGCGCGGCGTATGCGACGAGCCGCAGCGCGGCACCATTCCGACGCTGCTACGCCGGCTTGAGCGCGACGGTTTCGTCGAGGCTTGCGGCGAGCGCCGCAGCGCTGCCGGCAAGCTCGAGAAGGAGTGGCGCCTGATAAAGGCGCCGAAAGCTGCGCCGACCGTGTCGCGCGATGGCCGCAGGCGCCGTCCGTCCACTGCCCAGCAGCAGATGTGGAACGTCATGCGCGGACCGCTGGCGCGCGCCGGCTTCTCATTCGCCGATCTCGTCGCCTATGGCTCGACCGACGACCTGACCGTGCCGGCGGTGACGGCGAAGAGCTATATCGGGGCTTTGTCGAAGGCGGGCTATCTGCTGCAGCTCGATCCGGGCGGGCCGGGGCGACCGGCGCTTTGGCGATTAAGGCCTTCCATGAACAGTGGCCCGCTGCCGCCGATGGTGCTGCGGGCCAAGCTGGTCTTCGACCAGAACCGCCACCGTGTCGCCGGCGAGGTATTGGCCGAGGAGGTAGCGCCATGAAGCGCGGGCCTCGCGCCGGCGGTACCACGCCCGGCCGCAGCTTCGCCGACAAGGCGCAGGCTGCCTGGGCGCCAGCGCCGGACTGGGTGAGCGAACTCGCCGCCTTCTGCGACCGCGAAGGACTGCGCGGGGCGGAAAAGCGCGTCGGCTATTCGCCTTCGGCGCTGTCGACAGTGATCTCGCGGCGTTATCCCGGCGACATCGCCCGCGTCGAGGAAAAGGTGCGCGGCGCGCTGATGGGGCAGATGGTGCTCTGCCCGGCGCTGGGTGAGATTGGCCGCAACGTCTGTCTCGACTGGCAGAAGAAACCCTTTGCCGCCACCTCGTCGGTTCGCGTCGCGGTCTACCGCGCCTGCCGTTCCGGCTGCCTGCATTCGGCATTGAAGCCGAGCCATGAAGGAGGCGGCTGATGCGCACCGAGCGTCAATTGGCGACCGCCGCCGGGTTGGCCGGCCTGCTGCCGCCGGCCGCGCTGGCAAGCGACCGCGCCGCCAGGATCGCCAGCGACATCGCACCGGCCATCGCGGCGGCGATCGCCGCCGAGATCGACATGCTGCGCCAGCTGCGGGCGGCGCGCGAACGCGAGGAACAACGCATTTTCGAGGCCTGCCGCAGCGTCGGTCTCGCCGTCGACCGGCTGGAGCAGGCGCGTTTCACCGCCGCCGAGCCGGCGGCAAGACGCGGGTTGGAACAGGCGGCGAAAACCTTGCGCCGCGCCATCCAGGCCAAGGACGTGCATGCGACGCGATGAACGGGAAGGAGGACGACGTGGCGAAAGCGAAGGCAATGAAAAGGGTGCCGCAGGGCAGGGAGGACGCGGTGTGGACGGTCGGCCGCATCGGCACGCTCCGGCGCGACATCCAGGCGCGCAAAGCGGCGGCCGACGAGCAGATCCGCACCGTCGGCGAAATGGTCGAGGGCGCGCTGGCGCCGCTCGCCGAGGAGCTGAAGCAACTGGAAGAAGGCATGCAGGCCTATTGCGAGGCGAACCGGCTGACGCTGACCGGCGAGGGCAAGGTCAAGTTCCACGATTTCGGCACCGGTCGCGTCGCCTGGCGCCAGCGTCCGCCCAAGGTCGGCATTCGCGGCGTCGACGCGGTGATCGAGGGCTGCAAGCGGCTCGGGCTCACTCGTTTCCTGCGCGTCAAGGAGGAGGTCAACCGCGACGCCATGCTGGCCGACCCCGATGCCGCCCGCCAGCTCGCCGGCGTGACCATTTCCTCGGAAGGCGAGGATTTTGTCATCGAACCGGTGGAGCTGGAGGTGGGACAAAACGGAGGTTGATGAACAAATGATGTCGGTGGCGATCATCGTTCGAGCAGCGCCGGGGTCGCTACTTATAGAGCCGTCCCAAATGTTCCAGCGCATCGGCGAATTCGTGACCCATCTCTTGGATGGCGTCTGTGTCCCGTCGAACTCTAGCCAACGCAATGGTCGTGTTGTCACCTGCGACCAATCGGACAATTTGTTCGGGCAGATTTTCCACTATCAAGCCCCGCAGAATTTCCAGATGGCTGGCCAGCGGTGCATCGAAAAGATCTTCTGCTGCCTTGATCAGTGGATGATCGAATTCCTTTTCCGCCCATTCATTCCACAAAACGAGCTCGTTCGAAAAATCGACCGTCGCGGCATAATCGTCCACTATTGTTGGCTCCGTTGGGATGGCGTCGACGACCTCGCGAATGTGCCCTGCAAGGTAGGCTGCGCGTGCCGCCCGCAATCTATCCGCACGCAGCGACAGATCGACCAGCTCCCGGTGCCGCTTCTCCTGCTTTTCATCGGATATCCGCATCTGGCTCAGCGTGAACGCGGCGGCGAGCAGCGCGATCATCGCCGCCAGCAACGTCTCCCATTTCTTCACCCAAAGCGTGAGCGGATCGGTATCGCTGTTCAGGATCATGGCGAAGAGAACCAGACCGATCGGCAAAAGCAGGCCGAAGAACGCCAGAAGGCGCCTTTTCTGTTCGTCCAACACGGCAATTCCCCCTCGCAATCCCTTGCGGAGTGTGGCCGATGAACGCGCTGGCCGCAATCCATGTCGCCCGCAGGGAGCTCGGCCTCGACGAGGACACTTATCGCGCACTCGCGCTGCGCATCACCGGCAAGGCCTCGGCCGGCGCCATGAATGCCACGGAGCGTGGCCGGCTTCTGGAGGCGCTGCGCCGGCACGGCTTCAAGGGCGCGAAAAGAGGGCTTGAAGGCCCGTTCGCGCGCAAGCTGCAGGCTCTCTGGATCTCGGCCTGGCATCTCGGCCTGGTGCGCGACCGCTCCGATGCCGCGCTGCTCGACTTCGTCCGGCGCCAGACCGGTATCGACCACACCCGCTTCCTCGTCGATCCGGTGGACGCGGCCAAGGCGATCGACGCGCTGAAGGCCTGGACGGCACGGGAAGGCGGCGTCGACTGGAGGCTCGGCGCCTCGGTGCCGGCCTGGCAAAGGCTGCCCGGCGCCAAGATTGTCATCGCGCAATGGGCGTTGCTGCAAAAGGCCGGCCTGGTCGAGCCGGGTTTCAAGACCTTCGCGGCCTATATCCAGGACCATGCCTTCAACCCGATCGACAGGATGGGCCCGAAGGAGTGGGCCGGCGTCATGGCGACGCTCGGCACGCGGCTACGCAAGGCCACCCGGCGATGAGAGACCTATTTCGCCCAGTCGCTGTCCTTGGCGTCCTGACGCATGTCGGCGCAATGGGCGGCGCGCCATTTCGGCGGCGCCTGGCGGATGCGCTCGATGGCCCTTCCCATCGCGTAGGCAACGTCTTCGGCAAAGCCGGGATAGCGGTTTTCGGCCCTGCGCAGAATTTGCCTGAGCAGTTCCTCGTCGAGCTTGAAACCGCATTCGGCCGAGGCCGCCATCATGGCGCCGATGCCGCGCGCCTCCATGTCGTGGCCGTCGGAGGCGATGATCAGGAAAGCGAACAGGATCCCCATGCCGTCCTTGCTAGCGGAGTGCGGCGCTGATGCAAAGGGTGCACCTGCCGGACAGCCCGCCGCCGCTTTTGATCTGGCGCGAACGTTCGGCACTCGACCAGCTGGAGCGCGATGCCCAGGCGCTTGCCGGGCGCATCGCCAGGCTGCGGCCGCATTGCCACCACCGCATCGAGCTGGAGGCGCGGCTGCGCGAGCTACGTTGCCGGCAGATGCGGCTGGAATGCCAGCTGAAGGGCAGGTCGTGAGCGAAACGCGGCTCTCCTCGCTTCTGTTGTCGCTGCTCGGCGCCGAGGGGCTGGTGCGGCTCGCCGAACGGCGCGGCGGCACCCGGCTCTATGTGCCGGCCGAAGGCAATGGCCAGCTTGCCGCTGACATCGGTGCCGCCGCCGCCGGCAGGCTCGCCGACCGCTATGGCGGTTTCTACATTCGCGTGCCGCTTGCGCGTGAATTGCGCGCCAGGCACTATCGCGCCGCCGGCTGCTCCAACGCGGAAATCGCGCTCAGGCTTGGCATGAGCGAAAGCGGCGTCGACCGCCTGTTCTACGCCATGCCGAACAAGCCGGCCAAGGGTTCCGGCGATCCGCGCCAAGGCGACCTATTCCCCAGATGACGATACCGATGCCCGCCTCGGCGGGCATGGCTGCCGCGCGCGGCGACGCTCATGCTCCAGGCCATTTCCAGCCGCCGGAGCCGCCCGCCATGCGCCAGAATTTCGAGGCCAGTCTCAAACTTACGCTGAAGCATGAGGGCGATTGGGCCGATCATCCGCGCGACCCTGGCGGCGCCACCATGAAGGGCATCACGCTCGCCACCTATCGTCGTTTCGTGCCCAACGCCACCAAGACCGCTCTGCGCAACATCGCGCCGGCCATGGTCGCGCGCATCTACCGGCTCGACTATTGGGACAAGGTCGGGGCCGACCGGCTGGCCGCCGGCGTCGATCTCGCCGCTTTCGATGCCGGCGTGATGAGCGGGCCGGGCAGGGCGAGAAAATGGCTGGCCGCTTCGCTCGGCGGCGCCGACCACCAGACGGTGATGAGGCTTTGCGGCAAGCGCCTCGGTTTCGTGCGTTCGCTCGCCATCTGGCGCAGTTTCGGCGGCGGTTGGGGCAAACGCATCGCCGCGATCGAGGCCAAGGGCGTTGCCTGGGCGCTGGCCGCCTCGCTCCCCGGTCATGAGGTCAAGGCGGCGCTCGCCGACGAACATAGGGCGGCGCAGGCCAAGGCAAGGACACTCGCCGCCGGTGGCGGCGGCACCGGTGCTGCGACGGCCGGCGGCGGTGGCGATCTCGTGCTTAACCCCGGCCATGCCGAGCAGCTGGCCGGCTGGTCGATCGCAGCACTTCTGGCGGCCGGCATGCTGGTGGCGCTGGTCTTCGCCGTTCGCGCCGTCCTGCATCGCCAACGCGCCGCCGCCTATCGCGCCGAGATCGAAGCGATGGGGGACGCCTGATGGATCCGCTGGTCGGCTCGGTCCTCGTCGAGGCGGCGCGCAAGGTCGGCGCGCCGCTGGTCAAATCGGTGCTGGAGCGTTTTCTTGGTGGCGAGGCGGCCGATATCGGCGGCGTCGTCATCGACAGTGTCGCCGAAAAGCTCGGCGTGCCGCCAGGCCAGATCCCGGCGCAGCCGCCCGAAAGCATCGAGGCGGCCGTCGCCGCAACCGAGGCCGAGACGCCTGACCTGATCGCCGCCGAAGTGGCGCGCATGAAGGCCGGCCATGCCTTTGTCCAGGACAAGGCGACGCCGGCATGGGTGCCGGCCTGGCAATGGTTCATCATGGCGCTGTGGGCTTACAGCTGGGTGCTGGTGCCGGTCGTCAACGCCGCTACCGGCGCCGTGATCGAGCGGCCTTCGATCGCCGACCTGATCTGGCTTACCACCTGCTACCAGGTGCTCAACATGGGCGGCAACACGGTGCTGCGACTGGCCGACAAGGCGCGCGACCTGTGGGGCGCAAGGCCGGGGAGCGCCTGATGCCGGAGACCGTCAGCGAATGGCTGTCCTTCGCGCTTTCCTTCATCGCGCTCGCCGTCATCGTCTATGGCTGGTTCACCTCCGGCGAGAAGACGATCGCGAAGGATCTCGACAGCCACAAGGAGACAAGCGCCAAGGCGCTGACCGCCATCGATGCCGGGCTCGATGCGCATGAGCGCCGCATCCAGGCGCTGGAGACCGAACTGAAACATCTGCCCGACCGCGAACAGGCGCACCGGCTGGAGCTCGCCATGGTCGAATTGACCGGCTCGATGACGGCACTGGACGAGCGCCTGTCCGGCCGCATCGAGGCGTTGAGCGAAAGGCTGCAGCCGGTGCAGGCGATCGCATCGCGGTTGCAGGAGCTCGAACTCGAGAGGAAACGATGAGCCTGGAGCGCATCATTCGCGAGGAGGCGCGCCTGATCATCTTGCGCGCGCTAGCCGAGGAGCCGAACGAGAGCGCCACCTCGAGCGCGCTGCGCGAGCATCTGGCAGACATGTTCATGATCGTGCGCGAGCGCGAATGGGTCGAGCGCGAACTCTTCTGGCTGAAGGAGATGGAAGCGGTGCGGCTGACGCCGGCCGGAACCGTCGTCATCGCCACGCTTCAGCCGGCCGGCACCGAACATCTTTCGCACCGGCGTTTCCTTTCCGGCGTCAAGCGCACCAGCCAGCCGGTGTGTTGAGATGGCCGAGCGCCGGGTTCTCTCCTCGCTCGACCTGTTGCCGGAAGAGTGCCAGGACGATGTGGCGTGGGCGCTGTGCCAGCTCAACCAGCGCAGCCGCACCCAGGTCGACATTCTTGCCGATCTGAACGGCCGTCTCGCCGAGAAGGGGCAGGGGCCGCTGTCGCGCTCCGCCTTCTCGCGCCGCAATGTGCGGCTGAAGCGCCGCCGCGACCGGCTCGAGGAGCGCAGCGCCATCTATGCCGGCATCGTCGAACAATTGCAGCCGGACAAGGTCGGCGATGCCGATCTGGTGCTGGGCGAACTGATCAAGACCCTGATCGACGACCTGCTCGACGAGGCCAAGACCACCAAGCAGGCGCAGGAACTTGCCGCCGCCTACAAGAATGTCGTCACCGGCCAGCAGGTCTCGGCCGACCGCCGCGCGACGGAAAACCGCCGCGCCGCCGAAAAACTCGACCGCACCGTGGAAAAGGTGGCCGAGGAGGTCGGCAGGACCGGCCGGCCGATCGACGCCGAGCAGGTGCTCGAACTGATCCGCAAGGCCTACCGGGAGGGCGCCTGATGCGGCCGATCCTTTATGGCTACCAGCGCCGCTGGTTCGACGACCGGTCCCGCTTCAAGCTGGGCAAGTTCGCGCGCCAGACCGGCAAGACCTTCACCACGACGCTGGAGACCGTCGACGACAGTTTCGAACATGTGGTCAGGCAGGCGCGCACGCGCTGGGTGATCCTGTCGCGCGGCGAACGCCAGGCGCGCGAGGCGATGGACGAGGGCGTCAAGCTGCATGCCAGGGCCTATGGCATGACCTTCCAAGAATATGAGCAGGACTACGACATCGGTGCGGTCAGATACACCGCGCTCGAAGTGGCGTTGCCGCACGGCTCACGCATCCTGGCGCTGCCCGCCAATCCCGATACGGCGCGCGGTTTTTCAGCCAATGTCTTCCTCGACGAATTCGCCTTCCACAAGGACAGCACCGCCATCTGGAAGGCGCTGTTTCCGGTGATCTCGGCCGGCTGGAAACTGCGCGTTACCTCGACGCCCAACGGCAAGTCGGGCAAGTTCTACGAGCTCGACACCGGTACCGACACTGCCTGGTCACGCCATGCCGTCGACATCTACCAGGCGGTGGCCGACGGGCTGCCGCGCGACATCGAGGAATTGCGCGCCGGCCTCGCTGACGAGGATGCCTGGGCGCAGGAATACGAGCTCAAATATCTCGACGAGGCGTCGAGCTGGCTGTCCTACGAATTGATCAGTTCGGTCGAGGATGCGCGGGCCGGCGAACCGGAAGCCTATCAGGGCGGCGTCTGTTTCATCGGCGTCGACATCGGCCGCCGCAATGACCTCTTCGTCATCTGGGTGCTTGAACAGGTCGGCGACGTTTTGTGGACGCGCGAGATCGTCGAGATGAAACGCGCCACCTTCGCCGCGCAGGACCAGGCGCTGGACGAGGTGATGCGGCGCTACCGCGTCGGCCGCGGCTGCATGGACCAGACCGGCATGGGTGAAAAGCCGGTTGAGGATGCGCAGCGCCGTTATGGCGAACACCGCATCGAGGGCGTCCTGTTCACCGGGCCTAACAAGCTGGTGATGGCGACGGCCGGCAAGGAACGTTTCGAGGACCGCACCATCCGCATTCCCGAAGGGCGGCCGGCCTTGCGGTCCGACCTGCATAAATTGCGCAAGGTGGCCGGACCGACCGGTGCGCCGCGCTTCGTCGCCGAACGCGACGACGATCATGCCGACCGCGCCTGGGCCTGTTTCCTGGCGGTCAATGCCGCTGCCGGCCCGCGTTACCAATATGGCTACGAGCCGGTTTCAAGCCGCCGTGAAGCGGCATTGAACAGGCGCGGCTTCGAGCGTGCCGACGACGACGATTTCGGCGACGACGACTTTCGCGGGCCGCTCGGCGCCTCGATCCGGGGAGGGAGCTGGTGATGGCGCAGATCCTCGACGCCTATGGACGGCCGATCGACCGAAAAGCGCTGGTGCAAGAACGCGAGGGGCCGACGCTGACCGGCGTTCGCTCGCCGATGTCAGGTTATCCGGCCGACGGACTGAACCCGGTCAGGCTCGCCGCCATCCTGCGCGAGGCCGACCAGGGCGACCCGGTGCGCTATCTCGAGCTCGCCGAACAGATCGAGGAACGTGACTGCATTATCTCGGCGTCATCGGCACCCGCAAACGGTCGGTGGCGCAGCTCGAGGCGACGGTGGATGCGGCAAGCGATGCCGCCGCCGATGTCGAGAAGGCGGACCGGATCCGCGCCTGGCTGAACCGCGACGAACTGCAGGACGAGACCTTCGACGTGCTGGACAGCGTCGGCAAGGGTTATTCCTTCACCCGCATCCAGTGGGACACATCGGAAGGGCAATGGCAGCCGAAACGGCTCGACCGCTGGGATCAACGCTGGTTCCGTTTCGCCAGGCATGATCTCACCACGCCCTTGATGCTGGACGAGGGCGGCCGCGAACTGCCGCTGCCGCCTGGTGAATTCATCTTCGCGGTGATGAAAGCAAAGTCCGGCCTGCCGATGCGTTCCGGCCTGGCGCGCGTCGCCGCCTGGGCCTGGATGTTCAAGGCCTTCGCCAATCGCGACTGGGCGATCTTCACCCAGACCTATGGCCAGCCGATCCGCATCGGCAAATATGGCGCCGACGCCACCGACGACGACAAGCGCAAGCTCTACCGGGCGGTGGCCAATATCGCCGGCGATTGTGCCGCGATCATGCCGGACGGCATGGCGATCGAGTTCGTCGAGGCGAAATCGATCGGCGCCTCGATCGACCTTTATGAAAAGCGCGTCGACTGGCTGGATCGCCAGGTCTCAAAGGCGGTGCTTGGCCAGACCACCACGACCGACGCCATCACCGGCGGCCATGCCGTGTCGGAAGAACACCGCAAGGTGCAGGAGGACATCGAGCGCGCCGACGCCCGCGCACTCGCCGCGATCCTCAACCGCGATCTGGTCAGGCTGTGGATCGACCTCGAATACGGGCCGCAAAAGGCCTATCCGCGCCTAACCATCGCCCGGCCGGAAAAGGAGGATCTGGCGCAATTGTCGACGGCGCTGTCGCAGCTGGTGCCGATCGGGCTCAGGGTGCAGGCTTCGGAGATCCGCGACAAGTTCGGCCTGGCCGAACCAGGCCCGCAAGACGAGGTGCTGGCGCTGGCGGCGCCGAAAGAGCCGGGCAATGCCGAGCGGTCCGACAAAACCCGGGAGAAGCCGGCGCTGCAGCATCAGCACGCGCCAGCCGCTGCCTTGCCTGACGAGTTGATTGGACAGCAGGGCGCGGATCTCGGCGCGCCGGCTATCGCTGCGCTGGTCGACCGCGTGCGCGGGCTGGTCGGCCGCGCCGGCAGCCTGGAGGCGGCCGAGGCAGCGCTGGCACGCGTTGCCGCGGCCGAGCGCGCGCCGGTCGAACTGGTGAACGCGCTACGCCAGGCGATGCTTCTGGCCTGGCTGGCCGGCGAGGCGGAGGAGGCCGACCGTGGCGACTAGCGGCGTGCGTTTCGACGAGGCGATCGATTTCCTCCGACGCCGGCTGGCGCTGCCGCCCGAACGCTGGCTGGAGTTGTTGCGCGCGGTCGATGCCGGTGCAACCGACCGCGCCGCCGGCATGAGCGATGCGCTGGTCCATGACATCACGCAGGCCGTGCTCGACGCGTTGGAGGAGGGCACTGGCCTGCAGGGGTTCCTGGCCGAGTGGGACCAGATCGTCGAGCGGCATGGCTGGGAAAGCGACGGCCGCCGCGCCGCACTCGCCTTCCGCATCGCCACCGCGCAGGCCTATGCCGCCGGGCGCTGGCAGCAGATCCAGCGGCTGAAACATATCAGGCCCTATCTGCGCTACGTCCACGTCGACCCGGCGCTCACGCAACCAGGAAGCCGGGAAGAACACGCCGCCTGGCATGGGGTCATCCTCCCCGTCGACCACGACTGGTGGCAAACGCATTACCCGCCGAACGGCTGGAACTGCCGCTGCTATGTGCAGTCCCTGTCGGCACGAGATCTCGCTCGCTACGGCTGGTCGGTTAACGAGGGCGCGCCGCCCGAACGCACCGTCATCAAATGGTTTCGCGGCCGCCCGGTCGAGATGCCGGCAGGCATCGATCCGGGCTTTGGCGTGAATGTCGGGGTCGCTGGGCTGCGGTTGCCGGGCTGAGCGCCGAAACGCGGCTGAAAGCGTTCAAAACCGCTTTAGCATACGGGAAAATCGGGAAACGAGTCTTGGCACAAGATGAGGCTGCGATGTGTGAGCAAAATCACAGAGGTAGAATAAACCCACCAATATAGGATCTATAGGCTCAATCATTGGAATAGAGATGGAGTTTACGACCATCTCGGGCCTGGTTGCAGAATATCGGCCGCGTTGAATATTGCCCGCGTCGTGCAGCTACCGATCCAATAGGCACCGGATTTAAGTCGAGATTTCGAGGCGGTGGGGATCAATTATCGCATTCGACAAAGGCTATGCTGATCGCGCTCCGATCTTGGGCAGCCGACGCAAGCTTAGATCAGATTTTGGAGCAATCGCGATGTTTACATACGTAATTCGTGCATCTGCTGCAGTGGCTATTCTTGCAGCAAGTGCCTCATATGCAATGGCGGGGAAACTTACCTGTTCACAGGGGTCGGAAGCAGTCTGCGATGCCTGGTGTGGACACGTGGGTGGCGGGATGTCTTCGAACCCGGATGGCTCGGTGAGCTGCTCATACGCCATGGCTTCGTACAAGGCGAAAATGGACGCCAAGAAAAAATACGACGTCACGAAATTGAACAAGGGCGACTGGAAAATCTCGGCTGTCTCAAAAAAGAAGCCGAAAGCTAAGTAAGGCAATTTCAAACGTCTTTCCAATGTCGAGACTGCCTACTCAGGCCAAACAGAGTGCTGGGTTGGGCAGATTCTTGTCGGCGATAGCTGCTGCCGTGTCGATAGCGAGACGCCGATGGATGGTCTCGATATTGGAAGACGTTCTTCGATTGTTGTTGCCGTTGAGGGTGGAAGTAAGCGTTATCTCGACCGCCCTGGCCGGGTCGAATTATCGATATTGCTGACTAGCAGTATTATTTGAGCTTATGCTTTCTAGACACGGAACCCGTAGGCCTCGGCAATGGCTTGCCACCGGGCCGCGAAACGTCGAATACGATGATATCGGTTTGGTCTCTCAGACCGGTGGGGAGATCGACACGAAGCATTTGTTCGAGCGCTTCAGCACTTGTCGGCTTAGTAGTCCTATCCGGCCGAGCAGGGAGAGGTTTCCAATCCAGACCGAACCAGAACACCAGGTAGATGCCGTACCCGTCTGCTCCAGGGTCTGCTGCGTAGCCCTGTAGCTGCGTGGATGCTGCCTTCCAGAGTCCGGGATGGTTATGGCGTTTCGCTTCGATTGGCAGGTTTCGCCCCGCTCCCGAGAGGATGAGCATGTCGGCTCGAGTGTTGTTCGCCCGTTGTCCCTCAGCTAGCGTAGCGGCGATCTGATACCGTCTTAGGCGCTCCTCTAACATCGTTCGCACGAAATCCCGACAGTCGTTTTCCAGCAACGCTTCTTCGCAATACTCCCCCCAAAATCGCTTCCAGAGCGTGTCGCTTGTCGTGCGAATATCGTTCTTCAAACGATGCAATTCGTCCACAGCGATAGCGCGAAGGTCTTGCGCATTGACAGGCGCTTTCCCGGATAGAGCGTCTAGGGTCTTTTTAGCGGTAGGATGACGAAAGTCTCTGTCACGGGCGTTCCCCGCCGCCTCGGCTAGTCTGGTTTTGAAACTGTTAGTCCAAATTGGCAGTGCGGCATCGCTGGAGAGTTCGCGAAGGACCTTGAGCGCCGGGAGGTCTGACGCTTCAACGAGATTTTGGAGCTCGCGCTCGATTAGATCGGCAAATCGGTGCCGCCCCGAACTCAGGTCGAACCTGTCGCTGGGGCTGCAACGATCGCCCAACAAACCGATCAGGACCGAACTTCGCGTCGCGTCCTCTGTATTCGCGTTAACGAAGGTCGCGCAAAGGTCGCTAGCCCATACCTGCGCTGCGTGCTCGATTTCATCGGCATCGGAGCAGGTGACAGCGTAACTGTCGCCAAAAGCTGTGGAGTCGAGTGCAAACTCAATGAACCGCCAAAAGGCCTTTTGTTGACGACCGACTGCGGCGTTCGATAGAGCTCGCTTCGCGAGGCGCTGTAGCTCCTGTGCATCGAGTATCTTGATTGCCGATGTAAGAGTATCTTCAAGCGCTTTCGCATTCATGCCGGGCCGCTCGAACAAAATCGCTTCGATGGCATATCCGAGAGCCTCGCAATTGGTCTCCTTTCCAATATCTGTCAGGAGCCACAAGCTTTCGAGAGTTTCGTGGCCAGCATCAAGCATCGATTGCCAATAGCGAGATAGAATTTCTCCTCCCTTTTTCGGATCGCGACTGATGCAGTCTGCGGCGAATGTTAGAATTTTCGCTCGACGCTGATCGTCCTCGGTGAAGGTCCAGCGGAGTAGGCTGAGTGCAGTCAAAGGGGAACAGGGAATAAGGTGAGGCGGACGGCCTTCTTGCAACAAGAAGTCAACCCCGGAAACCAGCGCCAATTCCGCTGTTAGGCCACCGTGCTTTCTATGGATCTCGCCTAGCGAAACCTCGTCTTGGCCCTCAATCCCATTTTCGAGCAACCGCTCCCAACCCTGTGCAATAGCGGCGGCGCACTCGCGATCCGATTTTTCAATGATCCGGTCAAATTCAAAGGTCGGCGGGTGGTTTCCGAAATCGAGATACCATTTTGCGGCAAGCGCCAACACACCCACATTTTTGCCGGCGCGGATTTCCGCTAACTGTGGATTGAGAGTTTCTACAATACGGTTCCGATCAGCAGCAGCCTTCTCTCTTGCGAGAGCCTTTCGCTTGCCTTCTTCCTGCCGCCACGGTTCGATTTCGCAGTTTACCAACGCGACCATCACGCCCGAGAATTCTGGTTCATCGGACAACCAGTCGTAGAGAGCCCAGTAAGAGGGCTCGTGCCGCGAGGCTCGTGTAAGATGGACCGCTATCTCGGCTAACCGCTGCGCGCCTGAGGCTCCCCTCGATCGAGCGTTCACGAGGGCATATGCGCAGATCGCGGGTGTTGGAGCGCGGCCGGTGAAGTGTTCGTAGAAAACCTTGATCATCCAGGCATGTAGCGCGGTATCGTCCGAGGCAATCAATGCGGCTGCCAGTGACACATCTCGATCTTGCGCCGCGTCGAGCCACTGCTGGATCGCTTTTCGAACATCATCAACGGCGGATGTTCCGTAGGAGACGTGGTTCAGCCACGTCAACAGCTGTTCGCCGTCCGGTGTTGGCTCTCCCGTGATAGCGGCGGCTAGAGCACGCTCTAGCAGATGATTGACCTCAGATGTTTGAGGAGGATTCTCGGTGTCGTCTCTCCAGTTTGAAACGGGTTCATTAAACAATTCCGGTCTTGGATAGTCCCGTAGCTGCCGGTCTAGGCGATGGAGCCCGCCGCCATGATCGCTCCTTTGAACTCGTTCAAAATCGCGTAGAATCGCTTTCAGCTCATTAAGTGGCAAGAGAGTTGCTGGTAACCGAGCCGCGATGGATGCCCGCAATTCTTCGCGGTCAGCTGACGCGGTTTCTTCAGAAAGTGTTTCGAGCAATTGTCGAAGACGCTGGTTGGGATGATCAGCGCCGTTTAGCCAAGCATCTACCGCACTTAAGCGCAACCAATTTGGCGCCCTTCTATCGTACGCAATATTCCTAAGAAGCGGCTCAAGAGATTTGACGGGGCGGCCGACAGTCAGGGCACTCAAAACCGCATGCAGCTTTGCACTTGTTCCACCTGTGGTGAGGATGGTTCGAAATTCCTCCGCGAGATCCTCCCCGGCTAGCGCACCGATAGTTGTGACCCCCCGCATAAAGTATGCATAGGGGTCATCGCGATCGATCTTGTCGAGCAGCAGCTTCCGGCCTTCAGTGCCAAGAACAGCAGCATCTCCATAGGAGAGAACGGTTATCGGATCGCGTTCAATGAGTTCTGCCGCTCGTTTGAAATCTCCATTGAAGCCGAGGTGCGCCGCGACCCAGGCGAACAGCCCACGCAGCGCACTCGGCGGCATGCCATCAGGGCCGCAGATAAGTGCCATGGCCCGCGACAAGGGCAGGGCGGCATGATCGGCATCGCCGTTCACCGCTGCAGCCAAGGCCATTGCCCCTAGGAATTCGGCAATTGATCGGTGCGCCGGTTGAAAGAGGCTGCCTTCACCACGAAATAGCGCTGTATCCAGCGTGCTCATGAGAAGTTTAGAGTTCAGCGCAAGATCGTCCCTAGTCAGAGGAGGACGATCACCGCTTGATCTCGGTACGGCCAAATTGGAACGCCAAATGGCGCTTGCGCCGGTAGTCAGCTGAATTAGGCACGCTTTTGCCGCAGCTGATATCCTTTCATCTACCGAGTTGCGATCAACATGCGCATAATCAGGGTTACGTTCTTCCGCCATCTGCCGGATCGCCGCCTGGTAGATTTCGAAACGGGTTGGCGGAATCGCTCCATTGGCCAGCCAAGCCTCATACAACAGGCGAACCAACAGGGGATTTTCGAGGAAAGCGGGTGCACCGATCTTCTCCACCTGCTTGACGAGTGAGAGAGGCTCGGGCGCACCAAGCGCTTCCAGCACAGCCGCTGCTTCGAAGCGATCGAGCGGCTCGAGGCTTGCGACGACGATTTTTCCATCGCCAGTCGATCGTTGCAACTCCCTCAGATCGGATAGTTCACGCCAATCCTGTCCGCGGCATGAAAGCCACCAGCTTTGTAATTTTGCGCCCTTTATGGTCTCCGCCAACAGGCAAGCCTTGTCGGCTTCCCGTCCGTCCGAACGATACTCATCGAAAGAGTCAGCATAGAGACGTTTCGTCGGATCGATCTGAGCGCCGTTCAGCAATTGCCTAACGGTGATCGGCTCCAGTCCTTGGAGCCTTGCTGTCCCCTCGAACACCGACGATTTTCCCATACCTGGCTCGCCGAGCAAAACCACGAAGGGCTCGGAAACTATGTCACTAATACGCTTGTAATTCTTCTTGCCCTCCTCGTCGTAGATCGCGACGCGGCGGTCAATCATTGCAAGTTTCAGCATGTGTCCACCAACCCAGCTACATTTGGACTCGCAGACGTTGATTCTTCAAGCATATGGCGGCGCCTAAGAGTCTTAGCGCAAGAACCCGAGCCTTGACCCTGCTCGCTCGTTCGTGACAGCCTCGCGGCGATAGAGGTGTGCCACGCCCGCGCCGGCGGGCATGGTTTGAGCCTTTCCATGGCGGCAAGCTGCCGCCATGCTTCGCTCCTCGCTTCATTCCACTGTAATCGCCAATGTGGCGCTCTGCGCCGCCGTCGGCCTGCCCGAGGGCGCGCCCGACTGGGTGCATCTTCTGCCGGCCGGCGAGATCCGCACCTGCGATGGTCGGGGGCCTTACCGCGTGCCCGACGCCGCCCGCCTGGCAACAGTGAGCCTTGGCGCCGGCGAGCGGCTGCCGATCGACGAGAACCACGCAACCGATCTGGCTGCTCCGCAAGGCCGGCCTGCGCCGGCGCGCGGCTGGATCGTCGAATTGCAGGCCCGCGCCGACGGCGTCTGGGGCAGGGTGGAATGGACCGAGGACGGCCGCCACCTGGTCACCAGCCGCGCCTATCGCGGCATTTCGCCGGCGATCCAGCACGCCGCCGACGGCACCGTCACCGCCATTCTGCGCGCCTCGCTGGTCAACCGGCCGAACCTGCGCGGGCTGACCACACTTCACCAGGAGACAGAGATGAACCCGCTGCTCGAAAAGCTGCTCGCGGCGCTCGGCCTGCCCGCCGCCACCACCGAAGAGGCGGCGCTGACCGCTGTCACCACGCTGCATGCCGAAAAGGCGAAGTCCTCGACGGCGATGCAGGCCGCGCTCGATCCGATCGCGGTGGCCCTCGGCTTGCAGGCCGGCATCGATGCTGGCGCCGTACTGACCGGTGTCCAGGCGCTGGCCACCGGCAACGGCGGCAAGGACAGCGAGCAAGCCCTTACCGCGCTGCAGAGCGAGCTCGCCACCGTCACCAAAAGCCTGAATTCCCTGCAGGAGACGACAAAACGCGAGAAGGCCGAGGCCTATGTCGACGGCGCCATCAAGGCCGGTCGCGTCGGCGTCAAGCCGCTGCGCGACCGCTACGTCGCCATGCACATGGCCGATCCTGCCGGTACGGCCGAACTGATCGCCGGCCTGCCGGTGCTTGGCGGCGGCGGCGAGATCGTGCCGCCGCCGGTTCCGGCCGGCGAGATCGCGCTGCAGGCGGAGCAGCGCCAGGCCGCGCGCCTGCTCGGTATCGCCGAGAAGGACTATCTCGCGACGCTGAAGGCCGAACGCCAAGTTTAGCCATTTCTTTCATCCGCCACCGGAGACAAAACCATGACCGCCCTGACCGCCGACCGCAACACGCCGAGGATGATCGGCGACGACCGTTCCGGCCCGATGGCGGCCGGCGTCACCATTTTCGCCGGCGCCATCGTCATGCGCGCGGCCACCGGCCATCTCACCAAGGGCCAAACGGCGGCCGGCCTGATCGGCGTCGGCCGCGCCGAGGAGCAGAAGGTCAATGCGGGCGCGGCGGGTGCGGCCGACGTCAAATACCGGGCGGGCATCTATCGTTTCGCCAATTCGGCCGCCGCCGACCTCATCTCCGCCGCCGATATCGGCGGACCGGCCTATGCCGTCGACGACCAGACGGTGGCCAAGACCAGCGCCACCAACACGCGCTCCATCGCCGGCTTCGTCGACGGGGTCGACGAGCTCGGCGTCTGGGTGCGTTTCGACGAGGCGCTCGCCAGGGCCTATCTCACCTGATCGCTTCCCGGTTCGAAAAGGCTTTCGCTTCAACAGGATCAACGTCCATGCTCATCAACGCCGCCAATCTCGACAGCCTGCGCGTCGGCTTCAAGACCTCGTTCCAGGCCGGCCTCGGCCAGGCCTCGACCCTGCATTCGCGCATCTCGACCGGCGTGCCTTCGTCGACCAAGACGCAGAAATATGGCTGGCTCGGCAAGATCCCCAATGTCCGCGAATGGATCGGTCCACGCGCCGTGCAGAACCTGCAGCAGCATGACTATTCGATCACCGAAAAGCCGTGGGAACTCACTATCGGCGTCGACCGCGACGACATCGAGACCGACAATCTCGGCATCTACGCGCCGATGTTCACCGAAATGGGGCAGTCGACGGGCGCCAAATGGGATCAGCTCGTCTTCAGCCTGCTGAAATCCGGCTTTTCCGAGAAGTGCTACGACGGCCAGTATTATTTCGACACCGACCATCCGGTGCTCGACGAGGCCGGCCAGCCAGTCTCGGTCGCCAACACCGATGGCGGCGCCGGCACCGCCTGGTTCCTCATGGACGCCTCGCGCGCGCTGAAGCCGGTCATCCTGCAGAAGCGCCGCGATTTCGACTTCCAGGCCAAGGACAAGCTCACCGACGACAATGTCTTCATGAACAAGGAATTTGTCTACGGCGCCGACGCCCGCGCCAATGTCGGCTTCGGCTTCTGGCAGTTCTGCTGGGGCTCGCGCCAGCCGCTCGACGCCGCCCGCTACGAGACCGCGCGTGTCGCCGTCTCGTCGATGAAGGGCGATTACGGCCGCCCGCTCGGCCTTACGGCAAGCCTGATGGTGGTGCCGCCGGCGCTGGAAGGCGCGGCGCGCAAATTGCTCAACAACGACTATGGCGCCGGCGGCGAGACCAACCAGTGGAAAGGCACGGCCGAATTGCTGGTCGTGCCCTGGCTGGCCTGACCGTTCCCGACCCGGAGACCGCTCATGACCAGGAAATCGAAAGCCGCGGCCCAGCCGGCAGCGGAGACCCTTCAACCTATCCAGACATCCGCGCCGGCCCCGGAGCCTGCCGGCCCGGATGCCCCGCAGCCCGCCGTCGCTGCGGGGACCCCATTGCCCGACGATGCGCAACCAGGCGAGGAGGCGTTCCGTCTGCGCTTCCCGCGCCTGGCCGCGGCGCTTAAGGCTTGGCAGGCGGCGCACGATGCCCCGCCATCCGGCCTGCGCGTCGTCTCGCGGATCGACGGCTTCCGCCGCGCCGGCATGGCGCACGGCATCGCGGCTATCGAACACGATCTGTCGGCCTTCCGTTTGCCGGAACAGCTCGAGGCACTGCTCGCCGAGCCGATGCTCACCGTCGAGTTCGTCTGATGGCTACCTATTGCACGCTTGCCGAGCTGAAGGACCGCTATTCGGAGCGGCTGTTGATCGAATTGTCCGATCGCGGCGAGGTGCCGGTGACGATTGTCGACGTCGCTCTGTTCAACCGGGCGATCGCCGACGCCGGCGCGCTGATCGACGGCCATCTCAAGCTGCGTTACGCGCTGCCGCTGGCAGAGGTGCCGCGCCTGGTCACCGATCTCGCCCTGCGCATCTCGATCTATTACGCGCATGGCCGCGTCGCCGCCGAGAAGATCAAGGCCGATCACGATGCCGCGTTGAAGACGCTGCGCGACATCGCTTCGGGGCTGATCCGCCTCGACGTCGCCGGCGTCGAGCCGCCGGCCTCGGCTGCGGCCGAAGTCGTCACCAACGAGCCGGAGCGGCCGCTCTCGGCCGCGACGCTGAAGGGCTACATCTGAGCGAGGCAGCGCGGGGCGCGCGGCTTGCCTTCGACGGCTACGAGGTCGTGCTTTCCGACCTGAAACAGGCCGCCGGCCGGGCCGAGCGGCCGCGCGAATTGTGGGACGAGGTCGGCGCCGCGCTCGTCGTCTCGACCCAGCAGCGTTTCGAGGACGAAGAGGACCCGCAAGGCAGTCCCTGGCCGCAATCGCTGCGCGCCCGTTTCTTCGGCGGCCGCACCCTGACCGATACCGCCAACCTGGTGCAGTCGATCACCCATGAGGCGAGCGACGACGGCGTCGCCGTCGGCACCAATGTGCTTTATGCCGCCATCCACCAGACCGGCGGCCGCATCGAGGCGAAGAAGGCTCGCGCGCTGCGTTTCCGGCTGCCGGGCGGTAACGGCTTCGTCACGGTCAAGGCGGTGACCATGCCGCAACGCGCCTTCCTCGGTCTAGATGAGGCCGCCGGCAAGGAAATCGCTGCGATCGCCGGCGCCTATCTCGGCGCGGAGGAGGGCGGCAATGCTGGTCGCTGAGCTCGTCGCCCGCATCGACAGCCGCGTGCCCGAGCTCGCCCGCCGGGTCGAGGGCGCCGCCGAACTGTCGGAACTGGTGCGCAAGGGCGGCCTGCCGCAGGCGCCACGGCATGCCTTTGTCCTGCCGCTCGGCCTAGTCGCTCGCAACCAGGGCGATGCGGCGGCCGGCGCCTTCACGCAACTGGTCGATGAAGTGTTCGCCGTCATGTTGGTGATCCACGCCGCCGGCGATATCGCCGGCGCCCGTTCGCTCGCCACCGTCGACCAATTGGTCTGGAAGCTGATCGCGGCACTCGCCGGCTGGGGACCGGAAGAGGTGGTGGGCGTTTTTTCGCTGCGGCGCGGCCAGCTGCTGTCGGCTGAAGCCGGCACCGTCATCTACCAGCTCGATTTCGCTATCCAGAACCAGTTGAGGGTGCTGCCATGAGCAAAAAACCGGTCGTGGAAGACAAGGCTTTGCCACCTCCATTGCCGTCGTCCGGCGGCAGTTTCGCACGCCAGCCGGACGGTTCGCTGAAACGCGTCGAATTCACGGCCGAGCCGCCAGCCGGGGCGCCGTCGAAGGAGGCTTGAAATGCCGATCAAATGGAAATCGAAGATCCTGCTGTGCAAGCGCGAGACGGTCTATGGCGTCGACGCGGCGCCCACCGGTACGGTCGACGGCATCCTGGCCACCAGTGTCGTGCTGTCGCCAATGGAAGGGCAGGATGTCAGCCGAGAGCATGAATTGCCCTGGCTCGGCGCGCAGGCCACGGTGCCGACGCAGCTGGCGATGCGGCTGCAATACCGCGTCGAGATGGTGCCGTCCGGCACCGCCGGTGTCCCGCCGGCCTGGGGAACCTCGCTCAGGGCCTGCGCGGTCGGCCAGACGATCACGGCCGCCACATCCGTTGTCTACAATCCAATCAGCGACGGCCATGAAAGCGTCACCCATCATTTCTGGATCGGTCCGACCCGTTTCGTGCTGAAGGGCAGCCGTGGCAGCGCCGTGATGCGGATCGACGCACAGGGCATTCCTTATCTCGAATTCGATTTCCGTGGCCTGTTTTCCCTGCCCAGCGATCCCGGCGTCCGGCCGACCGTCGATCTGACCGCCTTCCTGGCGCCCGACATCGCCACCAGCCTCAACACGCCTGTTTTCACGCTCGGCGCCGTGCCGCTAGTCTTGCGCAATTTCTCGCTCGACCTCGGCAATGACGTGCAGGGCCGTTTCCTGATCGGCGCCGAGAGCATCCTTGTCGTCGACCGCACTGATGCGATCTCGTGCCAGGTCGAGGCGGTGCCGCTTTCGACATTCGACCCCTTCGCCGCCGCCGCCGGCCAGCTGCGGACAGCGCTTTCCCTGCAGCATGGCCGCAGCGCGGGCCGCAAAGCGACGCTGGCGGTCGCCGGCGCGCAATTGCAGCGGCCGAGCTTCGCCAACCAGCAGAACATCCTGGAATGGGTGCTGCCGATGGTGCCGCTGCCGACCGCCGGCAACGACCAATGGACGCTGACGCTGACCTGACGGGAGGATTTGATGTTTCGCCTCGATGCCAATCCGAGTTTCTGGACGACGGTTGCGGTGCGCTCGCCGGATGGCGAGACCGAGCTCGGTTCCTTCCGCGCCGAGTTCCGGGCGCTGACCATCTCCGAGCTGGAGCGTTTCGACATGACCACCGGCGCGGGCGCGCGGGCACTGCTGCAGGCAGCCCTTGCCGCCATCGACGAGGTCGAGGACGACGACGGTTCGCCGCTGGCGCTGACGCCGCAAAGCTTCGCGCGCCTCGCCGACAACAACCATGTTCGCCAGGCGCTGCTGACCGCCTTTCTCGGCGCCATCGGTGGAGCACGCCGGGGAAACTGAATGCGGCCGCGCGGGCCTGGGCGGCCGGCGGCCTCGTCGAGAAAAGCGCCCGCACCGATCTGGAGGATGTTTCCCATGCCGCGCTCGATGACGCGCGCGCCTTCGCCGTGCCGCAAAACCAGCTGCTTGCCCTGGCCGAACGGCTGGCCGGGCATCGGCCTGGCGGTTTTGCCGGCGTGTGGCCGGACAATGAAGCGGCGGTCGAAGCCTTCCTTGCCGCCGCCAGCCAATGGCGCACGACGCTTGGCCTGGAGGACGGGAGGCTGCGCGCCGTCTTCATTGGCCTCGACTATGCCGGTGCCGCCGTCGCTTTCGGCGCAGCCGGCATCCACCTCGACCGAAAGCTGCTGGCCGATCTGCAGACCCTCGAAGCCGCGGCGCGCGATGCGCTCAACGGGGCGCTGAGATGACGCTGAGGCTGGCGCTCGTCATCGACGGCGATGCCAAGGGCGCCCGCCAGGCGCTCGACGAGACGGCGCGCGGCGTCGAGGATCTCGGCAAGAAGGCGGTGAAGACGTCCGGCGACCTCGACAAGGTGACGGCGCGCGACACCAAAAAGCCGATCGAATGGGCACCGGTCAACGAAGAGCTGGACAAGCTCTCCAGGAAGGCGCCGCCGGCGGCCGATGCGCTGGGCAAGGTTGGCGCCGGGCTCGGCGATACCGGGCGCGCGGCACCGGGCGCCGCAACCGGCCTCGGCGATGTCGGCAAGGCGGCCGGCGGCGCCGCCGACCATCTCGGCCGCTTCCGGGGCGCAACGGTCGGGCTGCTTGCCGGTCTCGCCGGCGGCGTTGTGGGTGCGGCCGTCGCCGCCGGCCTCGGCATCGCCACCGAGGCCTTCGTCTCCTATGCCCGCGAGGTGTTCGACAACACGCCGCGCATCAACCGCGATCTCAAGGAACACACCGAACTCATCCGTCGCATCAAGGGCGCCTATGACGAGGCGAGGGGCGGGGCCTCCTCCTACGGCCTCGAGAGCAGCTCGCTTTTGCGCTTCCAGGCGCAGCAGGACATCGGCCGCCTCGAAAAGGACGTCGAACTGGCGATCGGCGACTTCAACGGCCGCGACCTGTTCGGTCCGCTTGCGCTGCAGAACGGGCTCGAACGTTTCCTCGAGGATTTCGGCGCGGTTGGCGAGGCGGTGCTGAAGCTGCGCCGGCAGCTGGCCGACGGCAAGGCCGACCTCATCGCCTTCCGCAACGAGATCGGCAAGGCGGCCGAGGAACTGCCGGTCGGCTCGCCCTTGCGCCAGACCGCAGAGCGGCTGATCGCCGACACCGAGCAGGCGGCCAAATTGCAGGCCGAGCTCGCCCGCGCCAAGGATCTGTTGAAGGGGCTGACCGGCGATGCCGAGGCGGCCGCGACAGCGCTGGGCGGCTCGGCCGAGAAATATCGCGACATCGGGGGCAGTGCCGCCGCGGCCAACGCGCCGATTGCGGGCGTTTCGGGCGAGATCGCCGCCTCCGGCGATGCCGCCGGCGCGGCCAACGCGCAGCTTGCCGAATATGAGCGGCTGCTGCGTTCGATTTCCGGTCTTTCGGTGCAACCGGCACTGCCGGCGGGTCCGGGCGGATTGCCGGCGGGCGGTTTCGCCGCCGGCGGCTATACCGGCCATCTGCCGGCCGACCGCGTCGCCGGCTTCGTGCATGGCCGGGAATTCGTCTTTGACGCTGCCTCGACCGCCCGCATCGGCGTCGCCAATCTGGAAGCGATGCGCGCCGGCATCTCCGGTTACGCCTCCGGCGGTTTTGTCGGTAATAGTGCGGCCTATGCCCGGCGCGGCGGAGCGGGCGGCAGTGCGGCGGAACTCGCCGAGGAGTTCGGCGCGCTGCAAGGTATCATGCATCAGTTCGGCATGACGGTCTGGCGGGCCGGCAGCGCCGGCGAGGCGCTTGGCGGCGTCATCCAGATGGTCTCGCAGCGTTTCCTCGATTTCTCGCTGCGCGCGCTCGACCAGGCCCTGTTCGGCGGTCGGGGCGGCGGGCTCGGCATGCTCGGCGACCTGTTTGGCCTCAACGCGCTCAACATGTTCCCGGCCGCTCCGGGCGCTCTTGGTGTCGGTCTCTACCATGGCGGCGGCTCCGTCGGTGCCGCGCCCGGACCCACGCGCCGGGTGCCGCCGTCGCTGTTCATCGGCGCGCCGCGCCTGCATGGCGGCGGCTGGCTGAAACCTGGCGAGCGGCCGGTGATCGCCATGGATGGCGAGGAGATCGGCTGGCCGGAAGACCTGCAGCGCAAATATGGCGGCGGCCGGACGGTGGTCAACAACTGGCATGTCGAGACGCCGAACCCGAAGGCCTTCGCCGAAAGCCGAGCTCTCGCCGCCCGCGCCGCCGGCCGGCTGGCGGCGCGCAGCGGCAGGTATTCGTGATGGCGATCCCGTTCCTCGAGGACCAGCTCTTCCCGGTCCATGTCTCGTCCGGTTCGGCCGGCGGGCCTGACTGGCCGGCCGAAATCGTTGAAAAATCCTCGGGCCATGAGGAGCGCAACACCCGCATCGCGCAGCCTTTGCGTTTCTACGATGCCCGCTACGGCGTGCGCACGCCGGACGAGCTCTATCAGGTGCTGGAGCTCTATTACATCGCCATGGGCCGGCTGAAGGGCTTTCGGCTGAAGGACTGGTCCGACTACCGTTCGCGCGGCCCGCACCAGCCGGTGAGCCGCACCGACCAGGATCTCGGCACCGGCGACGGCGTGCGCAGGACCTTCCAGCTCGTCAAACGTTATGCGCGCGGCCCGCATGAATTCTTCCGGCCGATCGGCAAGCCGGTGGCCGGCACTGTCGAGATCGGCATCGGCGGAGCGGCGGCCGCCGGCTGGACGCTCGATGCCGCCACCGGGATCGTCACCTTCGCCGTTGCTCCGGCCGCTAGTGCCGCGCTCAGCTGGGGCGGCGAATTCCACGTGCCGGTGCGCTTCGACTGCCGCCTCGACCAGATCAGCCACCGCACGGCGACGCTCGGCGACATCCCGTCGATCCTGTTGAAGGAGATCCGGCCATGATGGTTCTGCCGCCGGGCCTCGCCGCGCTGGTCGCGTCCGGTGTCACCACGCTTTGCCATTGCTGGCGCTTCCAGCGTCGGGACGGGCTGGTGCTGGGCTTCACCGACCATGACCGCGACCTTGTCTTCGGCGGTGTCACCTACCAGGCCGAGACCGGTTTCACCGCCGCCGAGACGGAAAGCTCGCTCGGCCTTGCCGTCGACACCGACGAGGTTTCCGGCGCGGTCTCGACCGATGCCATCGCCGATGCCGACATCGCGCTCGGCCTCTGGGACGACGCCGATGTCGAGATCTGGATCGTCGACTGGACGCAGGTCGATAACCGGTTGCTCGAGCGGGCGGGCTCGCTCGGCGAAGTGACGCGCGGCGACCTTGCCTACGAGGCCGAGATCCGCGGTCTCGTCCATCGCCTCAACCAGGACGAGGGCCGCACCTATCAACGCCAGTGCGATGCGGTGCTGGGCGACGCCCGCTGCGGCGTCGACCTGACCAGTCCGGCCCGTCGCGGCTCCGGCACCGTGCTCGGCGCGAGCGACGACCGACTGCTGTCGGTCTCCGGTCTCGCCGGTTTCGCCGGCGACCTGTTCACCCATGGCGTGCTTGCCTGGACCGCCGGAGCAAACCGAGGCGCCCGCGTCGAACTGCGCGGTCATTCGGGCGAGAGGTTGGTGCTGTGGCGTCGCGCCGCCCGGCCGGTCGTCGCCGGCGATGCCTTCATCGTCACCGCCGGCTGCGCCCGCACCTTCGACATGTGCCGTTCGCGTTTCGGCAACGGCGCCAATTTCCGGGGCTTTCCGCACATTCCGGGCAATGATTTCGCGCTCGGCGTCGCCAAGAAATCGGAGGTGAACGATGGTTCGTCCTTCTTCCGATGAGGTTTTCCGCGCGGCAATCGTTGCCGAAGCGCGCGGCTGGATCGGCACGCCTTATCGCCACCAGGCGTCGCTGAAGGGCGTTGGCGCCGATTGCATCGGCCTGGTGCGCGGCGTCTGGCGCGCTTTCCACGGCGAGGACCCCGAGCCGCTGCCGGCCTATAGCGGCGACTGGGCGGAGACGACGGGCGAGGAGACCTTGCTCGACGCCGCACATAGGCACTTTGCAGCCGTGCCGGTCGCGGCGATGCTGCCTGGCGACGTGCTGGTCTTCCGCTGGCGGCCGTCGCTGCCGGCCAAGCATTGCGGCTTTCTGGTCGAGCCGGAACGGCTCCTGCATGCCTACCAGTCGGCAGGCATCGTCGCCGAAGGCTGGCTGGCGCCGCAATGGCGCGCCCGCATCGCCGGTGTCTTCTGCCTGCCGGGGAGGGCGTGATGGCAACCATCCTGCTCGGCCTTGCCGGCGCGTCGTTGGGTGCGGCCTTTGGGCCGATCGGGCTGATCGCGGGCCGCGCCATCGGCGCGCTGATCGGCTCGATGGCCGACCAGGCGTTGGTTTCGGCACTGACACCGGCGCAGAAACGCGAAGGCCCGCGTCTCACCAGCTCCGACGTGCAGACCTCGACCGAAGGCAGCCCGATCAACCGGCTTTATGGCCGCGCCCGCACCGCCGGCCAATTGTTCTGGGCGACGCGGTTCGAGGAGGAGATCCGCAAGGAGAAATCCGGCGGCAAGGGGTTTGGCGGGCCGAAGGTCGAGACCACGACCTATGTCTACCATGCCAATTTCGCGGTCGGACTGTGCGAGGGGCCGGTCGCCGGCATCGGCCGCATCTGGGCGGACGGCAAGGAGATCGACCAGGACGAGGTCGAATTCCGCTTTCACCCGGGTTCGGAAAGCCAGCTCGCCGATCCGCTGATCGAGGCCAAGGAAGGAGCGGCGCCGGCCTATCGCGGGCTTTGCTACATCGTTTTCGAACGGCTCGACCTGACCGCCTATGGCAACCGCATCCCGCAGATCAACGCGGAAGTGTTCCGCCTCGTCGGCGCGCTGGAAACACAGGTGGAGGCAGTGGCGCTGATCCCCGGCAACGAACATGGGCTGGACACGCGCCATGTCTGGGTCAAGGACGGCGAGAGCCAGAACCGCCACACGCTTCTGGCCGCGACCGATATCGCCGCCTCGATCGACCGGCTGCAAATGTTGTGCCCGGCGCTGAAGAGCGTGATGCTGGTCGTGTCCTGGTTCGGCACCGATCTGCGCTGCGGCGCATGTCGTATCGAGCCGCGCATCGAAACGGTCAAGACCACCGAGCCGGTGACGTGGCGCGTCGCCGGCCTGACCAGGCAGACCGCGACCTTGGTCTCCACCATTGAGGGCGCCCCCGCTTATGGCGGCACGCCGGACGACGCCTCGGTCATCCGCTGCATTCAGGCGCTGAAGGCGAGGGGGCTCGATGTCTGCCTGCTGCCCTTCATTATGATGGACGTGCCGCATGGCAATGCCTTGCCCCACCCCTATTCGGCGGGTGCGTCGTCTCCCGGCCAGCCGGCCTATCCGTGGCGCGGCCGCATGTCTTGCTCGCCGGCGCCGGGTTTCGCCGGTTCACCCGACAAGACGGCCGCGGCCGCCGATCAGGTCGCTTCCTTCGTCGGCACGGCGCGCGCCGTGCATTTCGGCGGCTCCGGCACCACCGTCACCTATTCCGGTCCGGCGGAATGGAGCTTCCGCCGCTTTATCCTGCACAATGCCAGGCTGGCGGCGCTGGCCGGCGGGGTGGAGTCCTTCCTGATCGGTTCGGAACTGGTCGGGCTATCGCAGGTGCGCTCGTCCGGCACGACCTATCCGTTCGTCGACGCACTGAAGACGCTGGCGGCCGAGGCGCGCGCCATGCTGGGCGCCGGCGTGAAGCTCGGTTACGCCGCCGACTGGTCGGAATATCACAGCCACCGGCCGGGCGATGGTTCGGGCGACGTCTTCTTCAACCTCGATCCGCTCTGGGCCGACGCCAATATCGACTTCATCGGCATCGACAATTACCTGCCCCTGTCGGACTGGCGCGACGGCTCGGCGCATCTGGATTTCGACCCGGCCGGGCCATCGACCATCTACGACCAGGCCTATCTTCGCGGCAACGTCGCCGGCGGCGAATATTTCGACTGGTTCTACGCTTCGGAGGCCGCGCGCAACGCGCAGGCACGCACGCCGATCACCGACGGCGCCCATGGCGAGCCCTTCGTTTTCCGCAACAAGGACATTCTGGGCTGGTGGCGGAATGCCCATCACAACCGGCCGGGCGGGGTTCGGAGCGGCGGTTCTACCAACTGGGTGCCGCGCTCGAAGCCGCTGCGTTTCACCGAACTGGGCTGCCCGGCCGTCGACAAGGGCGCCAACCAGCCGAACCTTTTCCCCGACCGCCGCTCTTCGGAGGGCGGCTTTCCGTGGTTTTCCAGCGGTGCCCGCGACGACCAGATGCAGCGCAGCTGGCTGGAGGCGATGATCGGTCATTATGCTCAGGCGGCCAACAATCCGGTCTCTCCGGCCTATGGCGGCCGCATGGTCGATCTCAGCCATTCCAATATCTGGTGCTGGGACACTCGGCCCTGGCCGTCCTTCCCGGTGAGTTCGGGCCTGTGGGGCGATTGGCGCAACTGGCAGACGGGACACTGGCTGTCCGGCCGTCTGGGCACCGCGCCGGCGGCCGAGACCATTCGCGCCATCCTCAACGATGCCGGTTTCAGCCACTATGTCGTCGAGCCGATCCCCGGCGTCGTCGACGGCGTGACGGTCGGCAACCTGACCTCGGCGCGCGCGCTGCTCGATGCGTTGCGGCCCGCCTACCAGTTCGACGCGGTCGAAAGCGGCGGTGCCGTCAAGTTCCTCGCCCGTCATGGCCGCGCGCCAATCGCCACCATCACGGCCGACGAACTGGTGGTAGCGAGCGACGCGCCGGCGCGTTTTCGCCGGACGCGGGCGCAGGAGACCGACCTGCCCGACGCGGTCAAGCTGCGTTATGGCGACCAGGCGCGCGACGACCAGGCCGGCGCTGCCGAAGCGCGGCGCTCGGCCGGCTCGTCGCGCCGGGTCGTCGATTTCTCGCCGCCCGTGGTGATGGGCGAGACCCGCGCCCGCGAGATCGCCGAGCTGGAGCTCAATGCCGCCTGGGTCGGCCGCGAACGTTATGCCTTTGCGTTGGCGCCGTCGCGGCTGGCGCTGGAACCGGGCGACGTTGTCGCCTTTCAGCCGGCCGGGCAGGCGGTGCGCATCGAGCGCGCGGCGATCGGCGAGGCGCGCCGCGTCGAGGCCTTCGAGGTCGATCCGCTCGCCGGCGGCAGTTTCGGCACCGACCCGACCGGCGGCCAGCAGCCGCCACGGCAGACGATCGTGCCGGCGCAGGTGATTATCGCCGACGCGCCGCTGCTGCGCGATGGCGATGTCGCGCACGCGCCTTATGTCGCCGGCGTTTTGTCGCCGTTCCGCACCGGCATCGCCTTGTGGCGTTCGCCCTCCGATGCCGGTTTCGAGCTCGACACGCTGCTGCCGGTGCCGGGCGCGATCGGCCGCATCGCTTCGCCGCTCCATAGTGGGCCGGTCGGCCGCTGGGACCGGGTCAACCGGCTCGACGTCGAGTTGGCGCGAGGCACACTCGCCTCGGTGCCGGAGCTTGCCGTCTTCAACGGCGCCAACGCCATGCTGGTCGAGAATGCCGATGGCGAATGGGAGGTGCTGCAATTCGCCAACGTCACGCCGACCGGCGCGCGCACCTTCCGGCTTGCCGGGCTTCTGCGCGGCCAGCGCGGCTCGGAGCACGCAATGCGCGCGCCGGTCGCCGCCGGCGCACGCTGCCTGGTGCTCGATCCGAGCGTCGCCCAGGCGACGTTGCCAGCCTCGCTGCTCGGCCTGCCGCTCAACTGGCGCGCTGGCTCGGCCGAACGCGGCGTCGCCGATCCAGGCGTGTCGTCCTTCACGATGACGCTGCGCGGGCGCGGGCGGCGACCACTTTCCCCAGCGCGGCTGATCGGTCGCCGCGGCGAGACCGGCGACTGGCGGCTCACCTGGATCAGGCGCAGCCGCATCGGCGGTGACAGCTGGGACGAGGTGCCGCTCGGCGAGGAACGCGAGGCCTACCGGCTGGAAATCCTCTCCGGCGCCGGCGGTGCGGTTCTGCGTGCCTTCGAGACGACCGCGCCCGAGCAGATTTACACGGCCGCTTTGCAGGCCGCCGATTTCGGCGCGCCGCGCACCGCCTTCCATGCCCGCATCGCCCAGCGCAGCACCAGCTACGGGCCGGGCATCTTCCTTGAAACCCTGATCACCATCTGACGGAGCCGCCGATGCCCGAAACGCTCAAACTGAAGCTGCAGACCATCGCGCCCGACCAGGCGCAGAAACATATCCCGGTCAACGAGGCGCTGCATCGGCTGGACGCTTTGGTGCAGCTTGCCGTGCTCGACCGCGATCTCACCGTGCCGCCGGCAGCGCCTTCCGAGGGCGACCGCTATATTCCGGCCTCCGGTGCTTCCGGCGTCTGGCTGGGCTGGGATTTCAACATTGCACTCTTCGCCGACGGTGTCTGGACCAAGATCGTGCCGCGCCAGGGCTGGCTCTGCTTCGTGGCCGACGAGGGGCTGCTGCTGGTCCATTCCGGCACCGCCTGGCGCGAAACGGCGGCAGTCGGCGCCACCATCGCCTCGGAAAGCCCGAACGGCGCCCGTAACGTTCTGGCGGTCGCCGAGACGCTGGTCTCGGGGCTGTCCGGCGCCTTTGCCGACACCGTGATTTCGATCCCGAACCGCGCAATCGTCTTTTGCGTCTCGACCCGCACCGTCACTGCTATCACGGGTGCTGCCTCCTATGATTGCGGGTTGGCCGGCGAGCGTTCGAAATTCGGTGGCTCGCTGAGCATCGCCGCCGGTTCGAATAATGCCGGCGTCATCGGCCCGACCGCCTTCTACGCCGACACGCCGGTCCGGCTATCGGCCAATGGCGGCAATTTCACCGGCGGCGCCGTGCGCGTCGCCATCCACTACATCCTGCCGAGGGTGCCGCAGACATGACCGAATGAACGGGTGGCCAGCGCCGAGGCGCTGGCGGCGGGCCGATCGCCAAACCAGTCCCGCCTGACGATGATCCGAGATAACCGCCACACCCGCTGCCCGGCCGGGCAGGACGAGAGTGGCCGATTCTCGAAAGCACTGAAATGAGCCTTGAAGATGAGTTTACGGCGGTCGAAACAGCGCAGCCGCCAGCGCCCTATATCGGCGGCAAGCGTCGCCTTGCAGCACATATCGCCGCGCGAATTGCCGCAATTCCGCATCGAACCTATGCCGAAGTTTTTGTTGGCATGGGTGGCGTCTTCTTTCGTCGACGGCAGCGGCCGCGGTCAGAGGTGATCAACGACCGCAGCGGCGAGGTGGCGAACCTGTTCCGCATCCTGCAGCGGCACTATCCGCAGTTTTTGGACACGCTGCGTTTCCAGATCACCGGCCGCAAGGAATTCGAGCGGCTGAAGGCGTCCGATCCGGTGACGCTGACCGATTTGGAGCGGGCAGGCCGTTTTCTCTACCTTCAACGGATCGCCTTTGGCGGCAAGGTTTCCGGTCGAAACTTCGGCGTCGACCCGGGCTCGGGCGGTGCATTCAACCTGTCGCGCTTGGAGCCGCTCCTGGCCGACGTGCATGAGCGTCTCGCCGGCGTGGTGATCGAATGCCTTGACTGGCTGGACTTCATCGATCGCTACGACCGGCCGGAGACGCTGTTCTATCTCGATCCACCCTATTTCGGCTCGGAAGGCGACTACGGCCGCGATTTGTTCGGCCGCGAGCAATTCGCACTGATGGCCGAGTGCTTGGCGCGCCTAAAAGGCCGCTTCCTGCTCTCCATCAACGATGTGCCCGAGATCCGCACTGCCTTCACTGGTTTTGCCTTCGAAGAGGTTGAACTGAATTATACGGTCGCAGGCGGTCGTGGGGCGAAACCGGCACGGGAGTTGATAGTCTCATCTTGAAGTGTCGTCGTTGAGAACCCTTCCGGCGCTTTGGATAAGAGAACGCAATGATAGCAGGATACTTGGGCCCTGCTGATGTGCAATCCGGGCATTGAACTCGCGTGAGAGGTAGCGCTGAATGTATTCATCGGCGGGATTGGGGCCGGCAGATCGTCCGACGACCCCGCTGTATAGGTCACCGGACTGGGCCAGCAAATTGACTGTCATTCCAAAGACATCAATTCTTTGTGGCTGTTGCTCATAGTTTCTCGAAGACGTGAACATCCATCGGCCTCTGACAGACTCAAAGAACACATTCGTATTGAAATCCTGCCGTTGGTGATAACAGGTGCTCAGAAGTAGTAGGGAAGCGGTGTCAATTGGCAGCTTCGATGACCACGCCGAGATCGTGGCGGTGATGATCTCGATGATCTGCTCGACGGAGCGCAATGGCATGGGCTGCAATGCCTGGAAGCCGTGAATTATAGTTTCGCGCGGCTTTTCCAGGCCGCTGTCCAGCTTCGAAAGGTCGAGGTCGACTATGCGGCTGGCGACAAATTGGTTGACGTCGGGCTCGGCGAACACATAGCGCCGGTCGAAAAAGCGGGTAAGGTAGCCGCTACCATCGAAGTCGCCACCGTAGACGCCGCGCACGGCATGCTGCAATTGACCTGCGTCGGTTGCGAAGATGAATGCGACCCCGTCTGCTTCGAACAAGTGCTTGGCACGTTCGAGCAGCGAAATGGCATAGGTCGGCCGGCACCGATCCAGTTCGTCGACTAGAACGAAAAGTGGCGCCTTCCGATCAGCCTCGGCCATGGTCTTGGTGATGGCGGCCATGTTGCCCCGGAAACCGGAAATTGACTTGCTCGTGGTGTTGAATTTGGCAATCAGCGCGTCGGCCGCTCGATCAGTTAGCGACGAAATCTCCTTCGTCGCCTCTTCCAGGGCCGTACCGATGACATCCTCGCTCGCTGGTTTCGCCGAGGGTGTCTTGTTGTCCTTCTGCTTTGTCTCTTCCGCTTCTAAGATCAAGTCCTCGACGCTCTCACCGACATATCGTTTTAGCGCCGTTTTGGCAGCAGCGACCGCTACTTTTCCCGCAATTCGCACACCGTTGGTCTTGGCCGCGCCCCAGGCAGCAGAGATCTTGCCGGGTTTCTTCAGATAGGGATCGAGGACTTTTTCGATGGCGGCCATCAACGATATGAGCGGATCGTCTGAGTGATCGTCTCTCCACGCGTTGACCTCCGCAACCAGATGCCCCTCAAATCTCAATTGCTCGGCCAGGCGGGACAGGAAGAACGACTTGCCGCCACCCCATGGTGAATCCACGTTGAGAACGTATGAAGCAACTCTCCCGTTTTTTCTGCGGAGTTCGATTTGCCCCCTGATGAAATCGGAAACAAACCGGGCATCTTCGCGACGACCCAGGTGGTCGTCCGCCCAAATGAGGTCCAAAGGGTCGTTCTCCGCAGTTTCCGCTGCGGTCTCCGATATGCCATCGTTCACCCTGCTCACCCCCAACTGTTGCCCAGTACAGAGGTAGCGTATTTCTTTGCTGCGCTTCAACGCGATCTCGTCTGTTCGCGACGGTATTCACAGAGAGGGGGCTGTTGGAGCTATCACCGAAGCTACAGGCTTTATTGCATCGGGTTAGCTTCGGGAAATCGTGCAAACTCACCGCACCAGCGAAGCGAACTTGTCGCGGATCTCTGCTTTGCGGATGTCTGGTGCAAGATGGCCATAGGTGCGGCTGACCGTATCGATGTTGGCGTGGCCGAGCTGTTCGGCGACGACGATCAGCGGCGTGCCGTCCTGGACAAGTTGGCTAGCATAGGTGTGGCGCAAGCCATGGAAACAGAAATCTTCCGGCAATTCAGCGTCAAAGACAGCGCGTTTGAAGCCTGGACGGTGGTTGGTGTACCATTGTCTGCCGTCCTTTCGCACGAATAGCAGGTCGTTGGGTTTCTTGCCGGCCGCTAACTTCTGGAAGAAGGCGAGCCCCTCGTCGGGCAGCATCACCACACGCGGGCGGTAGCATTTGACAGGTGTGACATAGACGCCCGGACCGTCGCGACCGAAATGCGACGCCTGCATGTTGAGCAATTCCTTAATGCGGCACCCGGTGTAGAGCGCGCCCAGAACCAGGGTTCGCAAATCCGGCGCGCAGTGTTCGAGCAGCCGGAAGCACTCCGGTCGGCTGAGATGCAGCATGCGCGGTCGGTCGACATTGTTCAGCCGGCGTATGCAACGCCAGGGACGATCCGATTCTATATAGCTGTTTTCCCAGGCCATCAGCAGCGCCATACGCAGCACTCCGATCAGCGTGTTGGTCGTCTTCCTGCGTTTTCTGAGTTCTTCCTCCGACATGGCCTCGATCGGTCGCCGTGGTTTGAGTGGCTGGTTTCCCCTTTTAGGCGGCGTTTCGAGAACGTCCTTGATGAAGAACCGCAGTCGTTCCGAATTCATGTCTTTCGCGGGAAGAGAGAACAGCCGCGGCACGAAGTGGAGGTTGATCAGGGTGACAAGGGCGACAAAATGCGAGCGCGCGGCAACCACGCGCTTCCACTCGATGTAATCGCCCAAGGCACGTCCTACTGTGTAGACATCGCCGATCGGAGAGGCTTTCAGAAAGTCGATTGAGCCGATTGGCCTGGCGTCGGTAGCCAGGTGTTTGAAGGGGTTCGCAGCGAACCATTCCTGGGCAGCTTCACAAGCGGCTTCGAACGAAAGCCCTTGGTCGCCAATGTCCGGATTGTCTTCGGTGAAGGCAAGCCGGTGTTGTTGATAGCTTGCGTCCTTCAGCCTGATCTTGGCGACCCAATGGGTCACGCCGGAGCGATATATTTGGTAGCCGACGGCGCGGCCATACTCCAAAGTCTGCCAATAGGGTGCGTAACGCCCGCGTAGCGATTGACGCAGTTCGACGTCCGATAGATCAAAGCCGAAGACGGTTTTTCCAGCCATGTTCGCATCCCAGCGCCTATCGTGGTCGGACAATGGCATTGTAGGGTGACAATATGACGAGCCCGTCTGATGCACTGCATGCGGTGATGGTGGCCCGGTTGAGGGCGTTGGACATGATGCCGGTTGCGATTGCAGAGGCGAGGCCGCGTGAAGAGCCGAGGGAATTTCCCTATGCTTCGATCGGTGTCACCGGGGCCGACGAAGATAGCGGCAGCATCAGTTTGCTGGCCACCGTGCATTTCTGGGATCGTTCGGGCGACGCATCCACCAGGAAGCTGCTCAAGAAAATCCAGTCTGCCTTCGTCGAACCGCCGACGGTTGACGGCTACGAATTCGTCACCTGGGCGCCGGACTACTCCGAAATCAGGGCAGAAGATGAGTATTCGGCCTTCCATGGGTTGGCGCGGTTCAGCGCCCAGATCCAACGAAGGCCTGATTGGCAGCAGGAGTCAGCTGTCTGATCCACACTCAGTGCCGCCAGGTGACAATGTCTCCAGCAACAGGAGGCAAAAATGAACCGCTTTGAAATCTCGATCTTTGGAGTTCGGCTCATCGCGCGCGGTTATGCCGGCATTGTTGGCGCCATCGTCGTCACCGCCATGCTTCTGGCCTATGCTGTGGGTTCGACATGAGGTGTCGCGATGGCGGCGATCGCCTGAGCTCAACACAGTGCCTTGGCTGCCCTAGTGTCGGCCGGGCATTGAACCGAACGGGAACTCCGCGTGAAGACACTTTGGGTATTGGTCATAGCATGGGCGAGCGTAGCGCCAGCGGCAGCCATGCCCGTTTGTTCCGGAGGGCATCGGGTCAATTGCGTCGTGGACGGTGATACATTCTGGTGGCGCGGCAAGAAGTACCGCATCGCCGATGTCGATGCGCCCGAGACGGATGCATCCTGCGAGGCCGAGAGGCGGCTGGCGGCAAAAGCAACATCGAAGCTGAAGGGTCTGCTGGCGAATGACTTCGCCGTCGAACCTACAGGCCGGTTCGATCGCTACGGGCGGCGGTTGGTGATCGTGAAGATCGACAACAAAAGTGTCGGCGAGACTTTGATAGCAGCTGGACTGGCGCGCCGTTGGCAAGGACGCAAGGAACATTGGTGCCCTGCACCGTGA